ACCATTAGAATTTTTTATTCTCTTAGATTCGTAATGATGAACTTCATATATTGCCTCATAACTTCCATATTTTTCTAGTAGGAAATCATTATATAAATTTGTAGGCATTGGCCATTCGTTTTGGATATTTAAAATGTTATTAGTAATTAAAACTACCCAATCTAAATCAGAATCACCATAAACTTTTTCTGCAACATTGTCTGGTCTTTCATCACCAACAATAAAATAATCTTCAAAGTAAGTTGTTTGACTTAAAATGTCCTCTCTAAGTTTTGCTCTTCTAAAAATATTTTTAGCATCAACTTTTAATCCAGGAGAACCTATCTCCAGAAGATTTTGATACTTTATGTTTGGTAGTCTTTTAAAGTAATTTGCCATGATTAATATCCTATTTGGTCTGTAGGTATGCCTGTATAATCATCATAATATAGTGGTTCCATTTCTGTAAATGATAATGACATGGTGTATGCAGTCATCGTTGCTGCAGAATCATTGAAAGTCATATAACTTCCATCAGGAATATAATTAACGTTTACAGATTTCAAAGCACAAACTTTAGGTCTACCAATTGATGGGTGATTACCATCACCTGATTGCCCACCTCGATGATAAGAAATTTTATATACATTTGGTGCGAGTAAGAAAAGATTTGTTGACTCTTTCCTCACTGCCATCGATTGCTTAAACATTCTAATAATTCTTCTGACCATTACTGCCTCAGCAGAGTTTCTTGGTCGTAATTGATATGAGAAAGAAAAATTTCTCAACTCTGGTTTTTGGAATAGTAAAACCATATTCGGATTTAAAATACCACCACTAGTTCTGGAAAGCATATTTGTTGTTTGAGATGCTGCTTGAGCAGCTTGCATCGCAATATATTTCTTTGCTTCTACACTCTTACCAGAAAGAGCAGTTTTTGCATTAGCTAAAGATTTACCAAGACCTCTACCACCATCAATAATAGCACCATAAGCTGCCTCATATGCAAATGCTTTTAAAGGATTTACTTCATTATTTCCCCAACCAACAGCATTACCATCTTCAGCACCACCCGATATAGACAAATAGCACGTTCCTTCTAATTTACCAAGACCTGCAGAATCAAAACCTATTTGACCTGCACTTTTAAATGTCTGGGGTTCATATCTATGTGTTGCAAATTTTATATAATCTTGTTCAAGTTTAACCATTTTTTCAGGAAACTGTAACGTACCAAAATCCCTAGATTGTGATTTGAATGTTATTGGATTCGCAGATTCGTAGGCAGTTTCTTGACTTGTATCTTCATTTGTTTCACCATCAGTATCATCATCGGAACCAGTGTCATCATCTTCTTCTGAAGTTTCAACCTCTGTGGCAGTTAAAGAGTTTGATTCTATTTCTGTAACAGTTAATGCACTACTAGATATCAGTTTTTGTTGATCCTCAATCGATAGATTAGCATTTCTTTTTTCTGTACCATTTCTCTGCAAATCATCATTCCCACCATTAGCCATCGCAGAATTTAATTTACTTTGACTAATATTTTGACCACCAGGAAGATTTTTTGTAGATTGTAGTAATGCTTCTTTGTCTGTAATAGTAATTTGTCCGTTAGATTTGACGGATCCACCTCTTCCAATTAATGTTTCTGTACCATTAATTGTTGTATAAATTTCATATCCACCATCTTGCTTTACTAGTTGGTCTGCTCCACCATCACTAGAAGTTGGAAACCTATAGATTATTGGTATATTAAATTTTTTATTTTGTACTCTAGAACCCTTGCCCACATTAATATCTAGACTCAGAGTATGTTCTTTTTTCTCTTTGTATGTCATCTAGTGGATGCTGTTATTCAGCTATTTAGTATTGTTTTTTGATATGGTATTGATTTCATATATTCAATCTCTTCATTATATACCCGATGAACTTTACCAATAACTTCTTGCCAAGTATATCGTCTTGGCATACTTAAATGAAAGTTCAACCCAGTGAATCCCCAAGAATGAATAGAAGTGCAGGCAATTAATGGATGTTGATCGTAAATAATGTTGGGAGTTTTTGCAAGATAAACAAATGTATAATAATTTCCTGGTTCTGGAATATATTCAGACTCGGTGAATACTTCAAGAACTGCAGTCATATAATCATCTGGATCAGAAAAGGTATCGATTAGTGCTCCTAATTCTGCAGTGCGATTCATCTCTTAATGCCAAGTTCGTTTTCTGTTATGATTTTAAATTCAAGTAAACGATCAGCACAAAATTCTGATGCTGCTCTCCATTTTGCTTGGTTTACTGCGTATGTTTTTACCTCATACAACCATGATTTAGTCTTACGTTTTGGTTTTGGGTTAGGTTGTTGTGTTTGTTTATGTGGTTTTACTTCAATTACATACTTTTTAATTTTACCATCTCTTTCACGAACCTTAACGAAAAAATCTGGAAAGTATTTGTGAACTCGATTATCAACAGGAGAACGATAGGGTATCCAAAACTCTTCACTACCCCATTCTAAAATACTTTCATTAGTATCACACCAATTGCAGAATCTCCTTTCCCACGAACTTCTACAAATTATATTATTTACATCACCCACATACTTTTGAGTGTTTGAAGGTTTAAATCTACTCTTGATGCTTTTCGACATCTCTTATACATAGTATAACGAAGTATCTTTATTTATAGTGTAATGGCAGCCACTGGACCAAAGAAATTTAGTATGGCTGATGTCAAAGCCAGGATGGGTAACTATGCATCCACTAACTATTATCACGTATATTTTAAAATACCAAGTAAAGCAGAACAATTCGTAAAAGCACAGTATGGAGTCAATACATCACAATATCAAAATTTAGTAGAAATTGCTTGTATTGATACTACGTTACCAGGTTCTAGTCTTGTAACTCATGAAATTACAAATGATTATACTGGAATTACTGAGAGACATGTATATCGTAGACAATTTGACGGTAAAATTGATTTTACGTTTGCCATTGATAGGGAATATACTCTCCTAAGAATGTTTGAAGGATGGATGGGATATATTGGTGGTGAAAATGATCCACAAAACTTTTATAATAGGGATCAGATCAACGAAAGTTATAGAGTCCCTTTTACGAATGACTATATGTGCCAAAATTTATCCATTGTTAAGTATGAAAAGGATAGTTTCTCTCCATCAGGATCTAAAAAATCACTAAAATATACTTTCTTAAATGCGTTTCCGATTGCTATCACAAGTATTCCAATATCTCAAGGACCAACTGACTTCTTGACAATGACTGTAACTATGGATTATCAAAAGTACTTCACCGAACCTATTCAGGGTAATTCCAGTTCTCCTGGTGAAGAAAAACCTAAAGCATCCGATGAAAATGTTGGAGCTGAGACTACTGCAGGAGCAAACGGTCTCATAGGAGATGGGTATGATCCATACCAAGGATTTGCCTAATAAATAAAATTACTGAGTTGAAATACTATGCCATTACCAACAATTGCTACACCAACGTTTGAACTAGAGTTGCCTTCAACAGGACAAACGATTGAATATAGACCATTCCTAGTTAAAGAAGAAAAGGTTCTCCTATACGCATTGGAGTCTGAAAGTCAGAAACAAATTAGTAATGCAGTGAAGACTGTTATTAAAAATTGTATCAAAACAAAAGGTATCAAGGTTGAAAAACTTCCAACCTTTGATATTGAATACCTATTCTTGAACATTCGTGGAAAATCTGTTGGAGAAGATATTGAGGTTAATTTAATTTGTCCCGATGACGGTGAGAGTACTGTCACTGTTCAAATTAATGTTGATGATATTGAAGTTCATAAGGAAAAAGGTCATGATCAACAGATCAGACTAGATGATACTATTATGCTTGAGATGGCATATCCATCACTAACACAGTTCGTTAAAGATAACTTTGATTCTGAAACTGAAGCAGATAGATCTTTTGATTTAATTGCAACATGTATTGACAAAGTTTATACTGAAGACGAAGTTTGGGAGGCTGCAAACTGCACTAAGAAAGAACTTATGGAGTTTGTTGAGCAAATGAATTCAACACAATTTAAAAAGATTGAAGATTTCTTTACCAGTATGCCCAAACTATCCCATACTGTAAAGATTGTAAATCCAAATACAAAAGTTGAAAGTGAAGTTGTACTTGAGGGTCTAGCATCTTTTTTCGCATAGGCATGATCCATATGGATCTTGAGAATTATTTCCGTCTCAATTTTGCCTTGATGCAGTACCATAAATATTCATTAACTGAGATCGAGAATATGATTCCGATCGAACGTGACATCTACGTTATGCTACTTCAACAACATCTTGATGAAGAGAAGTTAAAACAGCAGACAGCAAATGGCATCTAGGACTAGCACCGATCCACTAGAAATACTCTTAGAGATGGGTGTAGACCTAGATAATCTCTCTGGTGAGGAAGATTATCTTAGTGCCTTGATGGAGGCGGCAGCAACTATTGAATTCTTGACAAAAGGAAGTGGTGATGAACGTAGTGCTGCCCTTAGAAAAGAAATTATAGCAGTAAGAAAGAAAAGAAAAGCAGCAGATCCAAAGTTTAAAGCAAAAACTGCAAAAATATCTAAGAGTTCTTTTAAACCAAAGCAGGCACCTAAACAGAAAGTATTACCTTCAAGTGCTCTTGTTCCGTATCAGAGTCCAGAGAATAAACCTGAGGAAGAGAGTGGAAATAAAAAAACAAAAAATGAACTTGTAAAGTCTGATAAAAGTGAAAGTATTTTTTCTAGTATTCTGAAGAATATCATTGCAATAAAAGGTCTCATTAAGGAAAGACTTAATGTAACTAAGAGTATCAGAAATGCTGAGAGAAAGAACCTTCTGAAGCAGAAAAGAAAAGCAAAAGAAGATTTGTTAGAAAAGGATAAGAAAGGAAATGGTTTCCTCAAAAAATTAAAAGGTGCTTTACCTCGATTAAACATATTTGATGCAATATTTAATTGGATCAAGAATGTAGTTCTAGGTAGAATTCTTATCAAGATCATTGATTGGATGTCAGATCCAAAGAATAAGAAAAAACTTGATACTCTTGGTAGGTTCTTAAAAGATTGGTGGCCAGCACTTACTGCTGCATTTGTATTGTTTGCTACTCCATTGGGTGCTTTTATTAGAACCGTAGTAAGTGGAATGGCAAGACTTACTGCGTTCTTAGTACGAAGAGCAATACCTGCGTTAATAGGTTTTGCAGCAAAGAATCCACTTGCAGCTGCTGCAGTTGCCACTGCCATCGGTGCTGGTGTTTTAGCATATAGAGCTAAGGATGGCACTGAACAGCAACTAGAAGAGAAAGGTCTGAGTGATGCTACTCCAAAGGAGCAAGCAGATGAACTATCAAAACCTGGTAGTATTATGGAAACATTTACTAGGGGTCTACTACCTTCTTTGAATGATAAACGAGAAGGATATTCTGGTGGTGGTATGGCTCGTGGAACTGATACTGTTCCTGCCATGCTCACTCCAGGTGAGTTTGTAATGAGTCGTGGTGCTGTTGATAAGTTTGGTAGTGGTTTTATGGAATCTATCAATGCTGCTGGTGGTGGTACAAATAAACCAAAAATAATGAGTGGAACCACATATGCATCAGGTGGTGGTAGTGTTATTGCGTCCGATTCTAAAGTGAGTTATTATGATCCATCTCTTGGTGGAATTAATGCGAGTGGTGCTAAAACTGCTAGTGGTCTACCTGCTACTTCTACTGGTGAAGGATATAAACCAGAGGTATTTTCTGCTGCAGCATTTCCACCATTACTAAAACTTCTTCCCAGTGATATGACAGCACCTGCACAAGGTTTCCCTGGAGGTAGAACATTAAAAAGTCCATTCCAGGTTGTTGTTACCAAAGGTGATAAAAAGGCAGTTGTGCGTGTCAATGATGTTGGTCCTGGTGTTGAAGGACACGCAGATAATCATATGCTAGATTTTAGTGTTGCTACTAAAAATTATCTAGGAACAGGAAGTGGTGGATTTGATATTCACATGGCAAAGAGTAATGCTAAATTGGGACCAATCGATAAAGATAAAAATATTTCCAACTTTACAATCAAGTTTGACGGATTGAAAAATTATGGTGGTTATGTTCTTCCTAGTCTTGATAGCATTCCCAACTATAGTCAAGAAAAAGAAACTAAGAAAGAGTATAAAGTTGGTGATCTTGTACAAAAGACTGCAGGTGGCAAAACTAGAATCCTAGTATTCGATGGTCAAGGATGGGCAGATGCTAGAAACCCGAGGGCAGCAACATCTCAAGGAACTGTTACAACTACACTAGGTGGTAGATCTGCATCTGAACGTCGAGCCAATAGTGGTATTATGAGTAGTCTAGAAGGTATAGATTTCTCAGATCTAAGAGGAACTTCTGCTTTTAGTGATATTTTTGCTGGAGCAAGACAGAGTTTAGGAACAGAAGGACCAACATTTACTCCATATGTAAACTCTTTAAGTGATTCACCAAGTACATCAATTGAAAACAATAATACTACTAATACATTTAAGTCTGATGGTAGACAACAACTCATCCCATTTCCTTTGGAGAGACTTTCTCCAATCGATAACTTAAAACGTCAACCTCTAAATTCAGTTGAAACTATAGATCTTGATCCAATTACATCGGCATTTGGACCACCATCTTCAAATCCCACAAACTCACCACATGATCCAGAATTTCCAACAATTTCAGAATCCAAAGAGTCGGTAATTGTGAGAGAAATGGTTCTTCTAAACACTCTTGGAGGTGATGGAGAATGATTGGATTACTGGGGAGTTCAATTACAAGAGCAGTTGGTGGTCAACTAGCAAAAGGTGCTGCAAAAAAAGCACTTGGTGGTAAAAATAAAAAACAATCTCAAATTGTAAAAAGTCCAACCCAAGGTCAAGGACAAGGAAAAGGTGGTGCGATTGCAATAAGACCAAAGTCTGTACTTATACCAGCATCAACTATTCCTGCAAGAAATAATAAAACAGTATCTGGATCATCAAAGTCTGGTCCAGGAACACTCGAACGTATTGATAAAGAAGTTCTTGAAATTAGAAACTTACTTGGCAAGTCAATAAAAATAGAGAAACAAGATGCAACTACCAAGAAAAAATTATTTGAAAAAGAATTAAGGCAGTCTAAAGAGAACAAACTAGAAAAAAAATCTAAGATTGGTTCTGGACTTGGTGGACCAGGACTTTCAAAAATTCTTCCCAGTGGTGGAATTATTGATGCTATTCAAAACTTTATATTCAGTGTTATTGGTGGTAAAATATTAATATTTTTATTTGAAAACAGAGAAGCAGTATTTAATATTGTAAAAGGTCTTGCTGCTGCCACAGAATTTATCCTAGATCTAGGAGGAAAAATTCTAAATGGAATTATATCTCTAGTTGATGGTGCCTATGATATTACCGACGCAATATCAAAAGAGATTGAAGCTGTTGGTGGAGAGGATGCTGGAAAAGAATATGGTAAGTTCACAGAAAAATTCAACAAGTTTGTTAACATTGCAATGATCTTGGCAATGTCTGGAGTTCCTCTTGGTGGTATGGGATCTCCTGCAGCAAAACCTGGAGCAAAACCTGGAGTAAAACCTCAAAGTAATCTATCACCTGGTGGAAAACCAGGACCAGGATCAAATAAATTTGGTGGTGCAAATAATAAGACTACGGAATATATGAATCGTAACCGCACGGCAAAATATTTTGAGAGAAAGTATGGTAATAATGCTGCTAGAGAATTTTCTAATGCACATAACAATGCTATAAACTCTGGCATGAAGCCAAAAGACGCATTAGCAGATGCAAAGAAACGTACAGAAAGGTTGATAAGAAAGAACAAGGGTCGTTTCAAAGTTCAATCTGCAGGACCTGGTTTGAGAGGTGGACCTGGAGGACAAGTAGCATCTGGAAGAGCAGGTGGTGTTTTTAGAAGAGGACTTAGAAATTCTGGAAGTCGTCTTCAGACCAGAATTATGGGTCGTGGTGCAAGACTTGGTTTGAATAGAACAGGAGCAAGACTTGCAAGTAAATTTGCCAGAGTTGGTGCTGGACCTCTAGGTAGAATACCAATTGTTGGTCCACTTATGGTTGGTATTGCTTCCTATATGGAAGATGGTAAACTTGATAGAGCATTGTTTAAGGTAGGTGGTTCTGCTATTGGTGGTTTCCTTGGTTCATTTATCCCAATTCCATTCCTAGGAACACTCCTCGGAACACTTGCTGGTGAATATGTTGGTGACTTATTTTATGAACTACTGCGTGGTGGTGGTGCATCTGCGGTTGGAAAGAGACTGAAAAATGATATTTTAAAAGTTGTAAATGGAGCTAAATTATTTTCTGAGTGGATGATGAAGGGTATTTCTAATATCCAAAAACAAGATGGACCAGAACTTGATTTATCATGGGTTCCCTTCTCAGATTTTGGTAAGATAAGACTTGGTGGTTGGGCTACTTTATTAAATCCTTTAGAGTTGAATCTAGTTAAAAAGTTTGATGTTTTAAGAAAATCATTCTTCTCAGAATCGAATAATAATCCTGATAGTTCAACAACTTATACTGAAGGTGGAAGTAACGATGGAAGAGGAAATAGTGATGCTGAGGGTGAAGAAAGTAGGAGTGGTGGTGGTGCAAGACCAACTGTAACTGGTGGTGGTGGTAGACGTTCAATTCCTTCTGGGAATGGAGCAATTACCAAAGTTCCATTTGGTGATCCAAACTTTAGTCCAGGTACAACTAGAAATAAGTCCACACAAATTTATCTACATTGGACTGGTGGAAATTATAATGATACTAGTGCAAGTTATGGATATCATACTATTTTTGCAGGTGACGGCAGTATTCATAGAAATAAAGGATATGATGTTACTGGAATGCATACTGAAGGAAAGAACTCTAATTCAGTAGGACTATCACTTGCTGCTATGGGTGGAGAAGGTGTAGATTGGGATAGATTTGGGTCATACCCAGTTACTCAGGAACAATTAAATGCAATGACTGCAGAAGCAGCAAGACTTGCAATCAAATGGGGGTGGAGTGAAGGTGATATTGATAAGAATATTTGGACTCATGCCGAAGCAGGTTCTGGTTTAGATCCAAGAGGATTGAGTGGACACCTAGACAAGAATGGAGATGGAGCTCCAGATAATTATGGTCCGAGAATGTGGGGTGGATCTGTAGCAAGATGGGACCTATTGAATGTCACTGAAGGTGCAGAAATGGGCAGTGGAGGTAGTGTTGCCCGTGACATGGTTAAGAAACATTTTAGAAACTTTAAGCAAGAAGAAACTCAAAGAGGAAAAAGTGATGCTGAAGGTCTAGAAGCAACAGCACCATCAGGATCAGGTGATAGAAAGATTCCAAATTCATCTGGACTAGAAAAGTGGCTCAATAATACTGAGAGAGGTAGTGGAGAAGAATATAATTTGAAAGGAGTTGGAAATTATGTTAGAGGGACAATGTTCGGAGGAGCACCTTATGACAAGTTATTCCTATATCCTGGTGCTAAGGAATTTAAAGATAAGAATGGACAAGTAAAAGGCATAACAAGAATTAGATCATATCTAGAAAGAAACTATCCAAATTTGTTGTCTGATAAAATTATGGATGAAAAAGGAAGGACCCAGAAAGGTGCGGGTCTTCCTGGTAATCAAAGTCTTTCCCTTAAAGAAAGGAAAGCTGCTTTAGATGCGAAACAAGAGGTAAAAACAACTACAAAGACTACTACCACAACAACAGAAGATGATTCAAGAGAAAGAAATACAGGTCTAGAAGGTATAGATTTTTCAGATCTAAGAGGATCTTCTGCGTTTACTGATATTTTTGCTGGGGCAAGAAGTAATTTATCATCAATAGGTCCTTCTTCTACCATTATGAGACCTGAAGAACTAAATAGGGATATTGCTTTACGTGATCAAGCAAGTTATGAGCAGGATGGTAGTAGAACAATTATAGTAAATCAACCATATCTAATTGCTACTGGTAATCGTGATGAGCAACAACTAGCAAGTTCATCTGGAAGTAAATTCTATTCGTAAATGACAACAAACAAAGCACTCGAAGTACACAATATAACGAAGTTTAAACTTCATTCAAACTATGGAAAGGATATTAGTTTGCTTGGAGAGGGTGCATTTTCTCATGTCTTGATATTTCAAAGCATCTACGACCATTCTGTTCGTGCAACATTTGAAATGTTTGATAGTGGTATAAGACAGGAAGAAAAGAAAACTAAATCTATTGAAGAAACAGAGTCATTTAATATAACTGCTGGTGAAAAGGTTGAACTTATACTTGAAGATGAAAGAAAACAAAAATTAGAATTTATTGAAGGAAAAGTATTTACAATATCCGAAGTGAAAGCTTCAATGACGAACACTATGAAAGAAAACTTCAAGATTGAAATGTGTCTGAATGATTTTATAGAGAATGAATTGGAGGAAAATTTTGTTGTTGAAAGATTTGATCAAAAAATAAGTGCTACTGTTAATCAAGTTCTTTCTAAGGTAACTGAAAGAACTATATTTATTGATCCAACAGTGACAGAACTACCTATAAAAGGATGCACTGAAAGACCTTTTGATTTTGTTACATCATTATGTTTAAAAGCACAACCAGAAAAGTTTCCTGAATCTGCAGGATATCTTCTTTTTGATAATTATAATGGACTACACTTCAGATCCATTGATGTTATGTTTAGTCAAGAACCCAAGAGGAAAATGATACTAAACGAAACTCCAAGACTTCCTCCAGGATATAGTAATAAAATATTGAATGTAGAATTTAATAACACCATGAATGTTCTTGATAGTTTAAGATATGGTGCATTACAAAACGACAAGATGAGGACATTAGATCCAAACTATCATACATATGCACAAAACTCTCACAATAGTGATGACCTTTATTTGGGAGACAATAATCTTAAGGATGTAAAACCAGTAGTTGGAGATCACTTAGAACTTCCAAAAAAATCTAGTAGAGTTATGAATCAAATGCGTGACACTGGTGTTCATCCACCTGGAAAAGACCTAGAAGAACAACTCCCATTTGCACAAGAACGGGTATTTGATCATGATACGATCCCACAATTAGCAATCAAAAGACATTATCAGTCTAGGTTATATACTGTAAATATTAAATTATACGGTGATTTTGGCATTTTCCCTGGTGATGTAGTATATTGCGACTTTCCAGAAATTTCTTCGGACCAATCTAAAAAGAATATTTCAAAGAAAAAATCTGGAAAATACTTAGTAGCAGATGTGGCACATTTAATATGTCCAGAAGGTTGTTATACTAAGCTAAATATGATCAGAGACTCAATAGTAGAAGAGGAGTAAAATGGACAGTATCGAGCAACATATTGAAAAGGACAAAGAGATTCTTGATAATCCAATGATCTCACCCAATCAACGTCGTCATATTGAAGGTGAGTTGCATGAATTGGAAGACTATGCAGAACATCATAAGAAAGAAATTGAAGAAGGTGATCATCACGATCCCTCTCCACTAGAATTATATTGTGACGCAAATCCATCAGAACCAGAATGTCTTGTTTACGAGGACTAAATGAACAATGGTTAGAAGAGTAACAAGCCAATACAATAGAACAGGTGTTGAAAAAAATGTAATGTACTGGTGGACTGGTCAAGTAGTTGATGAGTCTACCTGGCTTGACAATGAACTTACACCAAATCACCCAAAGGGTGCTGCAAAAGGTCACGGAAAACGATATCGTGTTAGAATATTCAGTAGAGATTCTGAGGTCAAAATTGTCCCAGATCAACAACTGGATATGGCAGATGTCATTATCCCTGTAACTGCAGGTTCTGGTCATGGTTGTTATTCTGAGACTGTTGTCTTATCTCAAGGATCCTGGGTTACAGGATGGTTTTGGGATGGTGCTGAAGGTAGACAACCAGTTATTTTAGGTTCTCTCCCCAATAATCCAGATACGGGACTTTTTGGTGGAGATCCACCAGAAGGATATATTGGTAGAACTGGTCTGAATGGTCTAACTGGACCAAAACCGATAAAAGAAGAAGATATACTTGCTGGCACTGCAAGTGGAACTGCAATGCCTGCTATCGAATCAAAAAGTGCAGATCCTAGTGAATTAACCAACGCAGATCCTATACAAACAGCAGATGGGAATGAGGTATCACCAAGAAAAAGAAATATTGAGTGTGAAGGTGGTTCTGGTCCATTAAAAGGTGTTCAAGGATTTATCCAAAGAGCTCTTGCTACTATCCAAAAACTAAAACTATTCAAATCAACAGCACAGAGCACAATTAACAGTATCTTAGCAACTGCATCGAATATTACAAATCAAGTTGCTGGTGCAGTTGCAAGTCTCTTTAAGATGATTGTTGGTAAGATGAGAGGATTTATCCTCAATAAAATCAATGCTGGTCTTAAAGATGTTGGAGAACTGTTACCACCAAGTTTGAGACAAGCATTTTCTTCTGGTGCTAATAATACGATTGACACACTTGCCTGTGTATTCCAAAAAATTATGGGTACACTCTTTCAGATGGCAAAGGGTATGTTTGAGGAGTTGGTTGATAGTTATGTTATGGCACCATTATGTGCCGCCGAGAAGATGGTCGGTGATATGATTGGAAATATTCTGGGTGAAATTACTGATGCTGTAGATGGTGCAATAGGTGCTATTGCTGGATTAGTTGACTCTGGATTTGCTATTGTAGACCAAGCATTTTCTGTTCTTGAAATTATTCAAGGTCTCCTTAATTTCTTAAAATGTGATGCTACTCCAGATTGTGAGTATAAAGATCAGTGGAGTTTCTGGAACGGTTCTAGTCTATCGGCAGATGTGTCTGATGGAATTGCAAATATTATGAAAGATATCTCACAGGGAGTTGATAATGCTCTTGGAGGAGGTGGAGGAGGTGGTGGAGGTGCTGGAGCAGGATGTAACACTGATCAACTACCTTGTGGTCCTCCAGGTCTTTCCTTCAGTGGTGGAGGTGGATCTGGTCTTGCTGGTAATTTGATAATGTCTGCTGGACAAATCATGGGTGTTGATTTCTCCAGTTTTGGTAGTGGATATTCATACACACCAACTCTTAGTGTTACAGATGGTTGTGGAAATGGTGGTGGTTATAAAATAGAACTTCTTACTAATGATGGAAACAATTCTTCATCAGATACAAGTATAAAAGAAGGAGAGAATATTCAGATTGTTGGTGCTGTTGTAGTCCAACCTGGTTCGGGTTATCTAGATGAACCAGACGGTTCTACAAATATTAGTAAACCAGAAGAGTCAATTATTAGATATGAAGATGATAGATGGGAGGTAATGAAACCTGATGATGTAGTTGAGATACCTTATAAAGAAGACGGATATGATAATTGTCCTACTATTGCTATGCCAGTAGATACAGAATCTCAAGTATTTGATCCAAGTGGAAATGTAATTCAAGTTCTTACTGGTCAAGGACCAACAACTCCACTTCCAATGTGTAATGGTGGAACAATTACAATTCCAACTCCTCCAAATGTATTTGAAAACGAGCAAGGTCCTGCAGATTTTACTGGAACTGCACCTGTAGATCCTGAACTCAATTCACCATACGTTAATGTTACGACTGGTACTGGAAATTGGGATGGATTTGTTGGTGAAGATGTTAGAAATGATGATAAGGCAATTTGGGATGGTGAAAAATGGAGACTTATAAAAGAACCACGTGATAATAGACCTAATAGTGGTGGAGAAAAGGCAGATATTATATTAGATGGGGTGTATATTTACAATCCTGGATATAACTATCAACAAGGTGATGTAATTGTAGTAGAACCAGATACTGGTTTAAAATTAATTCCAACATTTAATGATATTGGTCAATTGACTGATGTTACAATTCAAGATCCTGGGTCAACATTTAGTTCTTACCCAGAAATTTACATTAAATCAGTGACTGGAATTAATGCTACAATCTTACCAATATTTAAAGTTAGGACTGAAGAAGATCCTGACGCAAATTCAAGAATTCTTTCTGGAGACAGAATTATTTCTGTTGATGATTGTATTGGTAGATTGATTATAGGTTATGTAAATGGTCAACCATACTATGGACCATTCCATAAGCATAAAGGAAGGAAGATGGTTGGTGCTGTACATAGTTCCAAACCACATGCATTCATTTACGATACACCAGAAGCAAGTCTGAGAGATCCATATTCAAAACTAAAATCAAAGATTTATACTGCAGGACCAACTGTTCCAGTTGAGGAAACAGAAGTTTCTTCGGATGAAAGTGTTATGGTGGAACAATCAACACCCACACCTGCACCTACACAAACTCCCACAATCATATCAACACCAACACCACCTCCAACAACTAGACCCACACCACCACCATCTAGTGGAGGAAGTTCTGGATATAGTAGTGGTGGAAGTGGTGGATCAGGGTACTAAATACAAATAAAAACACAGTATGTCAGAGTCAAAGCAATTAAAACATTTCCAGGTAAGAAAAACTAATCCTCAGGGTGATTTGTTGCTTGGAACTCAGTGTGCTGACGGTGTAATTACTGGATGTGGATTTGAAGCTTTCCACCCATTACATTATCTGCATATGGATAATGATGGAAATAGAGCAGGATGGACTTCTCTAAGAAATCCTGGTGTATTTCAGATAAAATGTGGTGATACTGTAAATGGTAGAGAACCTGGAATTGATATTCATTGTCTCAATGGTGATATAAACTTGACAGCAGACAATGGTCGTATTAGACTGGTTGCTAGAGATATCGACATTCTAGCAAATGGTGAAACTACAGGACGTGGCCATATCAAAATAGAAGCAAACCAAGATATTAAACTTAAAGCCGATGGATCATTTGATCTAAAAGCAGAAGTTGGGTATAGACTTTTTACACCTCATGTAGGAAAGGTCGTGGCAAATACTGAACTGAAAATAGTATCAAACTTTGTTAAGGGATTGACATGTGCATCTTCAAAACTAATCGGTAAAACAGATCTCTTGAATGTCGCAGATTTCACAACATTATCATCTTATATTTAAATAATTATGGCATGGTCATTCGATGATTTAGTAATCCAACATCAACTCAATGTTGGTGCAGGTATAGTTCCATTTTTTGGATTAGGAGCTGCAAGAGTTCGTGGTGCCGCATATATTGAAGGACCAATGAATGTTGGCACACCATTTCCTCTATGTTTTGGTGCAGTTAATATTGGTCCCCTAATCAATCCCGATTCACCACCACCATTTATTCCTGGTGGGTTCTGCTATGGACCACCTGCAAACCCATTCTCGTTAGCAGTCTTGGGTAGTGTTGGTATTCTGGGTGATCTTAATGTTGCCACCAATGCAGTCGTAGGTGCTAATGTTTTAGCACAAGGCATGGTTATAGGT